GACCAGCACGGTGTAGAGCCAGTAGGACGACCCGTTGTCCGGCGGCGGGAGGGCGATGCGCTCCGGCGGGAGGTCGGCCAGCGCCCGGTCGTAGTAGCGGGCGTTGGCCCGGTGGGCGTGGACGAGGCCCGGCAGGCGGGGCAGGTTCGCCAGCCCGATGGCCGCGGCGAGGTCGTTCATGTGGAACTTGAAGCCGACCTCGGTGATGTCCTGCTCGCACCGGAAGTCGGCCTTGCTGCGCCGGTCCAGCCCGTACCAGCGCAGCAGGCGGGCGCGCTCCGTCGTCGCCTGATCGGGGCACAGCAGCGCGCCGCCGTCGCCGGTGGTCAGGTGCTTGATGGCCTGGAACGACCAGGCGATGTAGTCCCCGCCCACGCGCGTCTGGTAGCGGCCGTTGTAGGTCGCCAGGGGGGCGTGGGCGGCGTCCTCGATGATGGGGATGCCGTAGGGGGCGCAGACCTCGCGCAGCCGGTTGTAGTCACACATCCGGCCCGCCCAGTCCACGGCCAGCACCGCGCCGCACCGTTCGCCGTAGTCGTAGATGTGCTTCAGCACCCGCGCCACGCTCTCCGGGTCGATCAGCCCGGTGACCGAGTCGACGTCCGCCCAGGCGAGCAGGTGCCCGTGCGTCACCGCAGGGCTGTTCGTGGCGCTGCACGTCATGGGCGTGGAGACGATCACCTCAGGCTGGTCGGCGGCCAGCGTCAGCGCCAGGTCCAGCGCGCTGGTGCAGGAGTTGAGGGTGAGCACGTCCCGCTCGGCGTCCAGCACCCGCCGCAGCTCCGCCTCGAAGGCGTCCACCTTCGGCCCCTGCCCGACGTAGCCGGACGCCAGCACCTCGGCCACGGCGGGCGTCGCCGCCTCGGCCATGTGGACCTTGAACAAAGGGATCACTCGACCACCTCCGTCGCGTCGGCGACCTGCTCCGCGAACCAGGCCGGGCTGTACACCCCCTGGTAGTCCGGGTACGTCTCCGCGCCGTGCCGCCGCGCCAGGTTGGCGGGCGTGCAGCGGGCGTGGTTGCGGGCGTTGCGCGCCACCATCCACTCGTGCCCCAGGTAGCGGTAGTGCAGCAGCCGCAGCGGGTCGGTCCCGTCGTCCCGCACGTCGCTCCCGGTGACGCTGGCGCTGTGCTTGCCCGGCTGCCAGCGGACGTCCAGCGCGGGGTCGAAGACGCAGGGCTTGCTGTACTCCCGCGCGGGCAGCCCCCGGGTGATCTGCGCGGTGATGGGCCGCTTCCCCTTCGGGGGCGCCTCCGCCACCATCTGGTAGCCCTGCACGACGGGCCGGGTCACGCCCTGCGCCCGCAGCGCGTCCAGCCGGGTGCCCACGCCCGCCGGGTGGTGGAGGAACTCGTCCGCGTCCACCCACACGACCCACGCGGCCAGCCCCCGCGCCGCGGGGTACCGCTCCTGGGCGAAGGCGACGAAGCCCTCGTCGTCGATCCCCGCCGTCTTCGCGTAGCGCACCTGGGCGCCCGCGCGGGCCGCCAGCGCGTCCGTCCCGTCGTCCGTGGCGTCGTCCACGTAGACCGTCACCCGCTCGCAGAACGCCTTGTAGTGCTTCACCCAGTAGGGGATGAGGGTCGCCTCGTTGAACGCCAGGGTGAATGCCCAACACCTATCCACCGGGTGTCCCCCGCTCGAACTCGTAGGCGATGAACCCCGGGTAAGGACTGGGGCCGTGGGCGACGAGGCGCCAGCCCTCCGCGGCCAGCCGGCGGGCGCGCTCCTCCCAGATCGCGCGTCCGTCCTCGGGGGGCGTGCCGGCGGGGACGCCGACGGTCGACCCGTCCGCGCTCAGCACCCCGGGCCGCACCTCCAGCGCGTAGTAACCGCGGATCGTCTCGCTCATGCCGCCCTCTTCAGGTGGAAGTCGCTGATGCGCCACGAGGCGGGGGCCATGCCCCGGAAGGCGCCCACGTCCAGCCGCAGGCCGCGGTCCCAGCAGTCGAGCAGGAACGCCGGGTCCAGCCCGGCGGCGCCCACGATGCCGTTCCCGAAGACGGACTGCACCACGTTGACCGTGGGCACCACCAGCCGGGAGCGGGGGTGGGCGCACAGCAGGCGCCGCTCCGTCGCCTCGGGCCAGCGGCGCCACCCGGCGTCCTCCAGGGTGGAGGGGTTCCGCACCTGCCCGTCCGCCACCAGCAGGCGCACCAGGCGCAGGACGAACTCCCGGGGGTAGACGGTGCCCAGCACCTCCCACGGGTAGCCCCAGTCCCCCGCGCCCTCGGTGACGTCCCAGCGCAGGGGCTCGGCCCCGCCCGCCCCGCCGTACTCGTCGAACGCCGGCCCCGCGCTCGGCAGGAAGCGGGGCTGCGGCATCGGCCGCCCGAACATGTCGACCTCGACGTTCCGCCCCAGGCGCAGGGAGTAGCCCAGGAGGTCGGGGTGCGCGGAGAAGGCGTCCTCGACCTCCTCGACCAGCACCGGGCCGGTGAACACCACGTCGTCGCAGCCGAAGCACACGAAGGGCGCGTCGTCCCGCTCCAGGATCGCCAGGAGGTCGACGGCGAAGTCCGTCTCCGGCGTCCAGCGCGTGCTGTCGTTCGTGCCGGCGTACACCCCCTCGTAGGCGGCGATGTACGGGGGCCAGACGTTGACGAGGCAGTCCACCCGCACCCGCCCGCGCCAGTGCAGGTACAGCGAGCGCAGGTAGCCGTCCAGCTGGAGCGGCCGGTCCTTGGAGAACACGACGACGTGGACGGCGGGGCTAGCCACCGGCCGGCTCCCACCCGTGGCGCACGTACAAGGCATCAGCGAAGCCGTGGTCCCAGCCCTCGTCCTCCATCACCACCCGCTCGAAGCCCAGGCCGCCGAGGTAGGCGTCCACCTCGTCCACCATCGCGCAGCCCTCGTACATCTCCCGGGTGTTCACCTCCAGGTAGACCCACTTCAGGAAGGGAAGCACCTTCGGCATCCCCGCAAACGCCAACAGCTCCGCCCCCTCGATGTCGATGTTCAGGAAGTCGAAGGCGTCGTGCGGGACGCCCAGGTCGGCGAGGAGGGTGTCCACCGTCACCGTCTTGACCGGCAGGTCGTGGCGGTAGTGCATCCCCGGGTAGATGACCAAGTGTTCTTTCGGCGCCAGGAGCGAGGTCGCCATCGAGAAGGTGCAGAGGTGCAGGGTGGCGTCCGCGCCGTCCGTGTCGGACACCACGGCCTCGACGCACGTCTGCCCCGGGAAGCGGAGGACGTTCACCTCGAGCTGGGGCACCAGCGCCGGGTTCGCCTCCACCCACAGGACGCGCTCCACCCCCGCGCGGGCGTAGGCTTCCGCCTCCTCGCCCAGGTGCGCCCCGACGTGCAGCACCGCCTTCGGCGAGCAGGCGTACTCCGACTGCAGGCGGTCCATCGTGATGATCACGCTGCCCGCTCCCCCTTCTCGATGAAGTCCCGCAGGCACCCGCCCACGTAGCCCGTCCCCTCCGGGTCGTCGTGCGAGGCGAGCCCGATGTAGAAGGCCCGGTCGTGGACGGCGTCCGCGCCCGGGAGGTGCCCCGCGAGGACGCGCTTCTCGTCCTCGAAGGCGGGCTGCCGGGCGATGTTCCCGGCGATGAGGGGGCGCGTCTCCACTCCCCGGCTCTCGAGGTAGGCGCACAGCTGGCGCTTCGTGAAGTTCGCGTCCGGCGCCACCGTGATCGGGAAGGCGTGCCACGCCGGCTCGCACCCCGCCGTCAGGGCCACGCCCTCCAGCAGCCCCGGCCAGCAGCGCACCTCGGTCATCAGGCGCTTGAAGTTGGCGGCCCGCGCCTCCAGGAAGCCGGGCAGCCGCCCGAGCTGCACCTTGCCGAAGGCGCCCTGCACCTCGGTGGGCCGCACGTTCAGGCCCCAGGTGGGGAAGCGGAACGGCGCCCCGCCGGGCTCGCGGTCCCAGCCGTGGTCGCGCCACAGGCGGAGGTAGCGGGCGGTGCCGGGGTCGTGGGTGACGACCATGCCCCCCTCCATCGTGGACAGGACGTGGGAGAAGAAGAACGAGAAGGCGCCCGCGTGACCCCGCGTGCCGAGGTGCTGCCCCTTCCACCGGGAGCCGAGGGCCTCGCAGCAGTCCTCGAGCAACTCGATGCCGCGCGCGTCGGTGTAGCCGGGGAGGTTGTCCATGTCCACGCACGCCCCCAGGACGTGCGTGGCGAAGAAGGCGCGGGTGCGCCACGTCGACTTCCGCTCCAGGTCGGCCAGGTCCACCTGGAGCGTGGCGGGGTCGACGTCCACCAGCCGCACCCGGTAGCCGGCGAGCACGCACGCCCACACATGGGTGGGCCAGGTCACGGCGGGCACCAGGATCTCGTCCTGCCCCCGCAGCGGCGGGCCGAGGGAGAAGGCGCACAGGAGGTCGGCGGTGCTCCCGCTGTTGACCATCACGGCGTCCTGCGCGCCCACCAGCGAGGCGAAGCCCGCCTCGAACGCCTCCACCGCCGGCCCCATCGTCGTCCGGCCCGACCGCAGCGTGCGCTCGACGGCGGCGATCTCCTCCTCGCCGTAGGTGACGTGCGCCAGGGGGTAGCGCACCTCCAGCGGGGCAGCGGTCACGCCCCGTCCTCCGGGGTGTTGGGCCGCGCGAGGGCGATGACCTCCTCGCGCCACACGACCGCCTTGTCCCCGCCGGGCCACTTGTCCAGCGTCCCCCGCACGAAAGTCCAGTCCCCTTGGTAGTGCGGACCCCAGGGGGCGAGGTACGCCTTCTTGTTCGGGAACACGGCGCAGTGCCCGCCGATGTGGTCCTGCGCCAGCACGGGGTGGGCGCCCCAGACCAGGGTGCGGAAGCGGGTCACGAAGCGGAAGAGGAGGGGGCGTCCGGGGTGCTCCTCCGCCGCGGCGCGCATGGCGGCGAAGGCGTCCTCGGCGTAGACGTCGTCGTCGTCCATGAAGGTGAGGTAGTCGCCGCGCGCCTCGACCATCCCGGCGTTGATCTGCTCGTGCCCCCAGGTGTGCTCCTTGCCGGGGACGGGGAGGTAGCGGTACTGCGCACCGAAGTCCTCGACCAGGGCTTCCACTTCTGGGAGGTCGCCGTCGGTGGTGTCGCCTACGACCAGCACCTCGTCTCCGGGGAGGAGCGGCTGGGAGGCGATCGAGCGCAGGCACCGCTTCAGCGGGCGGCCCTGCCCGGGGGTGGGGATGATAATGGAAAGGGTGACCATCGCTACCTCACTGGGAGGCGACCTCCACTTCCACGCTGGCGTAGAGCATCTGACTGCCCGCGACATCGACGAGGCGGCCGTACTCGGACCCGCCGACGACTCTCGCGTAGTCACACACCCCACCCAGGCGTCCCGGAGGGCTCCCGCCCTCGACCGCCGCCAGGATGCTCGCCGCGCCGGTGGGCGCCAGGTAGGCGTCCAGGCGCGTCTGCGCCCGCCCCAGATCGGACGGGCTGAGGTAGATCCCGACCTCGAACGTGTAGCGGGTCAGGCCGTCCAGCGTGGCCCCGTAGGACCAGCGCACCGGGCCGAGCACCGCCAGCGTGTTGTCCTGCGGGTTGGCCGGCTGCACCGCCGAGGGCCGCGCCCCCGCGATGGTGGCGAGCCGGTCCTTCAGCCCCGTCTTGAGGGAGGTGATGGAGGAGGCCACGTCAGGCGTCCTCCCCGTAGCGAAGCGCGAAGTACCGATCGACGATCCACGGCGCCGCCCACCACATGAGCGCGCCGAACGCAACCAGGATGGCCGAGGCGACCAGACCCGCAACGACGGCGCTAGCCACGGGCCACCTCCACCACCTTGACCCCGATGCGGGCGAACAGGGCCTCGATCTTGCTCCTGTTCTTCTCGTAGGCGGGCCGCATGAAGGGCGCGGGCGGGATACCCCTCCTGCCGATCGCGCGGGCCACCACGTACAGCACCCCGACGGGGATACCGTGCCGGGCAGCCCAGCCCCGCAGGGAAGCGACAGGGGGCGGCCGCTTCCCTGCGGGGCGTCCACGCTCCACCCACAGGCCGTACTTGAGGGACGGCCCCACCTCCCCCGTCAGGTTCGCGCCGGAGCCGCTCACGTTCGGGTGGATGGAGTTCATGAGGCGGCGCGTGTCCTGCTTGACGTTGCGCCGGGCGTCCACCTCCACCAGCAGGAGGGAGGCGTCCATCGCCTTGCGCGTCTCGGACGGCAGCACGCTGGTGGCCGCCTTGCCCATGCCGGCGGCCAGCTTGTCCGCGCCCACGATCTCGACGGAGAGGGCGACCATCTAGACGAGAATCCAAGCCGCGTTCAGGCGCCACGGCCCGAGCAGCGAGACGACGTCGGGGTCTTCCTTGCTGATGCGCTCGAACTGCCCCAGGTCGACGGCGGAGAGCACCCCGAAGGGCGCGTCCTTCCGCACGTAGTACCGGCCCGCCAGGATCAGGCACGCCTGCTTGACGGCGACGGGCGCCGCCCCGTCCACCACGCACCCGAAGGAGCCGACCACCCGCACCCGGCGGCCCGGCGAGAAGGAGCGGGAGGACGACAGGGGCCAGATGCGGATCTGGTCGTAGGGCGGGCCGTCCAGCGGCCACAGCTCGTAGTCGCTCGCGGCGAGGGAGGTGCTGTACGTGCGGTCGCCGACGCTGTCCACGGACAGGGTGGTGACCGCCACCAGATCGACCACGTCCACCCGCTCGGCGTCCTGCGGGTAGTAGTACCGCGTCTGCGCCGTCTGGAGGGTGAACACCCGGCCGGTGTAGCCCTCGATCCAGCGGGACGCGGACTCCAGCGCCCGCTCGAGGTCGACGTCGTTCGCCTCGTCCGCGATGGCGAGCTGCTGCTTCAGCTCCGGCAGGGAGGCGTAGAGGACGCCGGTCACCGCGCCTTATCCTCGTAGTCCGCGACGGGGCGGAGCGCCTTGTCCTCGTAGACGCGGCGCATCTTGCCCCGGGCGATGCGCCCGGTCCGGCGGGGCCGGCGGTGCGGGGGAGACGCCGCCGCCGACGCCCGCTCAGGGGCCTCCGCGACGGGTTCCCGCACCGCCGGCTCGCTCATGGGTTCGCTACCGTCAGACGCCCGAGACGGACACGAAGGAGGCGGGCCGCCAGACGGTGAAGCCCAGCCGCTGCTCGGCCAGGATGGTCTGGATGTTCCGCACGAACTGGTCGTTCACGGTGCCCACCCGGATCGCGCTCTGCTCGCGGTCCCAGAGGGTGCAGCCCTGGTCGAACGCGCCCACGAGCAGCCGCCCGGCGGCGATGTTCTCGCTCTCCACCACCGGCATCCCGAAGACGGTCATCGGGCCGGAGACGGAGGGCGGCCCCATCAGGTACTGGCCGAGGGTGGCGGAGGCCACGTTCTCGCGCAGGAGGCGGATGTCCTCGAAGTCGGCGGGGTTCATCACCACGCCGTTCGGCACCATCTTGGCCCCGGTGCGGACCATCGTCCGCGCCCGCAGGATGGCGTCGACCACGTTGTTCATGGTCGAGGCGGCGAAGGTGGTGATGCCGGCGTTCAGGATGCCCGTCAGGTTCTCCCCGGCGCCGTCGCCGGAGATGATCTGCGCCTCGAGAGCCAGGGTCAGGCCGAGCAGCAGGCGGGAGTTGATGATGCCCCGGATGCCCGGCGCGTCGGCCAGCATCCGGTTCGTCACCGGCAGCCAGTGGGCCAGGGTGCGGATGGGGCTGGTCGCCAGCGAGTAGGCCAGGGTGCTCTCCGGCTTGCGGCCGAAGGTGCCCGTCGAGGCGTCGCCCGTCGCCTCCGCCACGAAGGCGGCGGCGTTGGTGTACGTGTCCTCCTTGACGTACTCGATCACGTCGCTGCTGGTCTGCAGCCGCGGGACGAGGTCGAGGATGTTCAGCTCGCGCTGCCGCAGGTCGACGTAGCCCGGCCGGAGGTCGTTGGGCACGAACGCCCCGCCGCCGCTGGCGCTGGACCCGACGAGCAGGGCCTTCCAGTCCAGGAGCGAGGTGCCGTCCTTGAGCTGGACGGCGAAGG